GGACGGCAACCCGCGTAGACGGCAATCTGACCAAGATTACATGGGATGCGGTTTAATGACACCACGCATGGAAACACAAGCATATTTCATTCGCGCGTATTGTGAGCCGAATGAATGGAATGTCACGATACAAGACATTGCAGATGCAACAGGATACGCAAGGAACCGGATTAACCAAGTGTTAAGGGCTAAGGGCTGGCTAACCCGGTGTCGATCGAACGTAATGGATTATCAGGGGTTCTCGGTAAACTAACGCATAGGGCCAGCGGGCGGTGCCTACATAACACCCGCAACCAGAGCCGCCGTGGACGGGCTTAGGCTGATCCACCTTCCGCCTGAAAAGGTTGGCGGTGATCTGGTGACTTAATGAAACACGAAAGGGAACGACATGACGCCAACCGAAGCATCGAAACTTATAAATCTGCTTGGCCTAAATATTGAACCTCCGCAGCCCGGACAAATTGATAATGTAACAGGCCCTGCAATTATTGACATTGCAAAGCGTGTCTTGAATTTGGAGGCGAATAAATCAGTTGATGAATACAAAATCGATTTAAAAGAAAACTTCGTATGGTATGACCATGTGGACGAAATGGTACATGTCCGCAAAATAGGAGAAACGACATGAAACTCACAATCGCAGCGGCTTTGATCGCAATCACAGCAACAACAGCACAGGCCGAACAGCTAAGTGCAATGGACATATGCACGGCTTGGGGCAAGACCGCAGAACTGGTTATGAACAGCCGCCAAATCGGTGTCCCGCTATCCACAACGCTAACGGCATGGGATAACATCAACCAAACGCAGTATCAGATGGTCATTGACGCATACAGCACGCCACGCTATCGCACGCCAAGCATCGTTGCAGATGTTATTGAGGACTTTCGCAACATTGAAGAATTGAAGTGCTTTGATGCTTATGGCGAGGCTGCTTGATAAGGCCGGGCGGTGACGTGTGGGGCGACGCTTGAACAGAAACAACGGATGTGGTAAATTTCCTGACATGGAAAAAGACAAAACAGCACCGCAGGGAAATCCAAACCCGTCCCCTAGCACTCGCTTTGGGGCGGGTGAACGTGCGAACCCACAAGGCAGAACATCCGAGCAACGCAAGATGGAAATAGCCAACGCTGAAAAGGCAACCAAGCTGCGGGGCATGTTACTAGATGCCGCGACCGAACACATGGATATCCTACAGGCGCAGGCACGCATGGATCACATCGACGCTGCATTTCTAAAGCTGCTGACAGACAGCGAGACACGCGGGCTAGGCGCACCAACGCAGCATGTAGACAGCACGTCAAGCGATGGGTCTATGTCGCCGCCTTCTGCGTTTATCATTGAGGGTGTTGCGCCAAAGAAAGACAATGACTGAACTCCGGGTCAAGGTATCTCAAAAGGTAGCCGCTAACTTTGCACAACCCGCAACATTTAGGGTGTTCAAGGGTGGACGTGGTGGGGGAAAGACTGCACCGCTTGCAATCATGGCTGCGGTCTACGTCATGCGCATGGCAATGTCCGGCAAGGAAGGCGTGTTTCTTTGCGGGCGTGAACACCTCAACAGCCTTGACGAAAGCAGCTTGCAGGAAATCAAATCCGCAATTCGATCCGATCCAATGCTTGAAGCGTTCTTTGATGTTGGCGAAAAATATGTGCGCACCAAATGCAAGCGCATCAGTTTTGTCTTTGCCGGACTTCGCCACAACCTCGACAGCGTAAAGTCAAAAGCGCGGATCATTGGCGCATGGATTGAGGAAGCGGAAAACGTATCCGAGGTTGCTTGGCGTAAGTTATTGCCGACCATTCGAGACGATGACGCTGAAATCTGGATCAGCTACAACCCGGAAAGCGCAGATAGCGCAACGCATAAGCGGTTCGTGGAAAATCCGCCAGCAAGTTGTATTATTACAGAGGTCAATTGGCGGGACAATCCGTGGTTTCCAGACATGCTGAACCAGCAACGGCTGGACGATCACAGATTGCGGCCAGACATTTACGATCATGTTTGGGAGGGCGCTTTCTTAACCATGACGGAAGCGCAGATTTTTGCGGGAAAGTTTGATGTTAATGAATTTGAACCTGCGCCGTTCTGGAGCGGGCCGTACTACGGTATCGACTTTGGCTTTGCGCAAGATCCGACTGTTGCCGTTGAATGCTTCATACATGACAAGACGCTTTATATCAGGCGCGAGGCTGGCAAGGTTAAGCTGGAGTTGGACGCAACATCGCAATTTATTATTGACCGCATACCCGGCATTGATAGGCACGCGATACGCGCAGACAGCGCACGGCCTGAAAGCATCAGTTACCTAAAACGCCACGGCCTGCCAAATATGCAAGGCGTCAAGAAGTGGCCGGGGTCTGTTGCCGATGGTGTTGAGCATATGAAATCATACGAGCAAATCGTTATTCATCCAGACTGCACATCGGTTGCGCGCGAGTTTCGCCTTTACAGTTACAAGGTCGACCGATTATCGGAGGATATTTTGCCTGTAGTCGTTGACGCGAACAACCACTACATTGACGCTATCCGATATGCGCTTGGGCCGATGATTAAATCCAAGGGCGCACCTAGTATTCGCTCGCTATAGCAAATCCTGCGAAGTTGTGCTAATAATACTGCAAAGTTGCAAACCATAGGGCAGAAAATGAAATTTACAGATATGTTTCGCGCCAAAGCGCAGCCAGTGGTTGAGACGAAAGAAAGCGCAACCGCTGCGACCATCGTCATGTCGCCGGGGCAGGCGGTTTGGTCATCAGATACCAACGCCAAGCTATACGCACCAGAGGCATATCAAAAAAACGTGGTTGCATATCGTGCCGTGTCCGCCATTGCGGAGGCTGTTGCATCGGTGCCGTGGACTGCATGGCGGGGCGATGTTGAAGTGACACAATCCCCATTGCTTGACCTTATCGCGCGACCGAACCCAGCCATGTCTGGTCGTGAATACATGGAGGCCAAGGTCGCCTATTTGATGATTAGCGGCAACGCGTACGAAGAACAAATCACAGCAACCGCAAACCTACCGCGCGAGTTATACATCCACAGGTCAGACCGCATGAAGGTCATCCCCGGATCGCGCGGCGTTCCAATTGCATACGAGTACGACATCAACGGGCGCAAGACGCGGTTTGATGTTGACCCTGACACGCAGAAAGGGCCGATCCTTCACACCAAGCTATTCAATCCGCTTGATGATTGGTACGGCCAAAGCCCAGCCCGCGCAGGCACATATGCAATCGACCAGCATAACGAAAGCATGGCGTGGATGCAGGCGCTATTGCAGAACAGCGCACGACCATCAGGCGCGCTTGTGATGAAGGACGGGGAAACCCTAAGCGACGAGAACTATAACCGATTAAAGGCGCAGACAGAGGACCAGTATCAAGGCGCTAAGAACGCAGGCCGTCCGATGCTGCTTGAGGGCGGGCTGGAGTGGCAGGCAATGGGCGCATCGCCTAAAGACATGCTGGCACTTGAGACAAAGAACAGTGCCGCGCGTGACGTTGCTTTGGCTTGGGGTGTTCCGCCTCAACTGCTAGGCATCCCCGGCGATAACACATATTCCAATTATGCCGAGGCGCGTTTGGCGTTCTGGGAGGACACAATCTTGCCGCTGCTTGATAAGTTGGCGCAGGATTGGACGAACTGGATAGGCGAGCCGTTTGGTCTTGAGTTGCGGCCTGACTTGGATCAAATCCCGGCTATCGTGGACAAGCGCAAAACGTTATGGACCATGCTGGACGCATCGCCAAGCCTGACAGTTAATGAAAAGCGCAAGGCTATGGGGTACGAGCCTATTGCTGGCGGTGACGTATTGGCGGAACCCAAGCAAGAAGGCGGGTTCGGTGGCATCGACGCAAAGACGGCGGCAATCATTGCAGGCTATGAAATCAAGTGAAGTATCTGGTTGGCACATCAGCGGCTTCATCCGCACGGGCCACGACGCTCTTGCAGGATCAATTAACGGCGCGATTTGAGCGCGTCCTTGAGGCTGAAATATCCCGCGCAATGGGCGAGATGATTGCGCAATATGAGGCAACCCGCGCCACACCCACCCTACCACTTGAACATGAGGAGCGAATGGCGGAGATCTGGGCGCAAATAGCAAACGTATCTATCAGGGCATTTGGTGGGCGGGTTCTGGATCAGGGCAAGGCTTCTGGGCTTATCCTTGAGACGAAATCGTTTGCCGAGTTGTTCGCGCGGCTGTCACTTGAGTATATCAGCAGCGAAATGATCCGCGCGCGCATTACGATGGTCTCTGAAACATTGCGGCAGAACATTGTCAACGTGATCGGCGCTGGTCAGGCGGCTGGATCGTCGCTCACAGAAATATCAAAGCAGTTGCGCACGTTGTCCAGAACAATTCCGCGTTTCCGTGCCAATATGATTGCGCGGACAGAGGTTCACGGGGCGGCTAACTATGGGGCAGACGAGGCAGCTAAGGCCACAGGGCTAAAACTGCGCAAGGAATGGGTTGCTGCTGGCGATGGGCGCACACGGGACGAACACGCGGACATGGATGGCGAGGTCGTTGACATGGATCAAGACTTTAACTTTGGGTCTTATCGCCTGATGTATCCCGGCGATAGGTCTGGCCCGGCGCGCGGGGTTATTAATTGCCGATGTCAGATTGCGCACGTTCTGGATGATGAGTTTGATGTTGACTAGGTTGCATGGGTTTGCAAGTTTGCAATAACTGTGCTATTACTTTGCAAACGGCTGCTGTGAAGCATCCCAATTCCCGCTGATGGAGATCAAGTGACAGAGATTAAACACAAGTCAGTCAGCTTTGAAATCAAGCGCGAGCCTGACGAAAACGGCATCTTTGAAGGCTATGCCAGCGTTTTTGACGTTGTTGACCAAGGCATGGACGTTGTAAGCCGTGGCGCATTTACAAAATCAATCGCAACCCGCAAACCTAAGATGCTATGGCAGCACGATCCCAGCCAAGTAATCGGCGTTTGGGATGAAGTCAGTGAAGACGAGCGCGGGCTGTTCGTTAAGGGACGATTGCTCAAGGACGTTGTCAAAGGGCGCGAGGCTATGGCCTTAATGCGTCATGGCGCTATCGACAGCATGTCCATTGGATACAAAACCATCGCAGCCACAGAGGAAGGCAGCGGCGCAGTCCGTCGCTTGCTTGAGGTTGATCTATACGAGGTGTCGGTCGTGACGTTCCCAATGTTGGAAGCGGCTAGGATTACTGACATCAAGTCAATCAAGACCGAACGAGATTTTGAGGCGTTTCTGCGGGATGCAGGCTACAGCCGCAAAGACGCCACAGCAATTGCATTGCATGGCTACAAAGCACTTGAGCCGCAGCGGGATGCTGATGTGACGGAAGCTGATAACGGTGGCCTACGGGACATCATCGAACAACTTTCACAACTCCAAAGGAGCATTTCAAATGTCGGATGATCACATTGAAATCAAAAAAGCAGTTGAAGGCGTAAATACCGCTTTCGCTGAATACAAGACAGCCAACGACGAGCGCCTAAAGCAGATCGAAGCCAAGGGCGCTGTTGATCCAGTGACTGAAGAAAAGCTGGCAAAGATCGACGCAGACATGGCGCGCATGCAAGAGATCACGGACAAAGCAGTCCTTGACATCAAAAAGGCATCCCGCGTCATCACTGACGAAAACGGTCAGGTCGTTGACATGGAAGCCAAAGCCGCACAGTTCAGCCGTTCGGTTGCCGCTGCGCTTGATCAAAAGGGCTTTAAGTCTGACGCATCCGCGCTGGAAATCTACAACGGCGCACTGGCTGGCTACATGCGCAAAGGCATGGACGCACTTAGCGAGATCGAGCGCAAGGCTCTTTCCGTTGGTGGCGATCCACAGGGCGGCTATGTGGTCAACCCTGACATGTCCGGCCAAGTCGTTACGCAGGTTTTCGAGACTTCCCCGATGCGCGCTTATGCGTCCATTCAGGCAATCTCGACTAACTCGCTTGAGGGTCTGTTTGACCTGAACGAAGCCGACGCTGGCTGGGTTGGCGAAACGGGCGCACGCACAGAAACCAACACGCCAAACCTTGGCAAGTGGTCAATTCCTGTGCATGAGCTTTATGCAAACCCGCGCGCGACCCAGAAAATCCTTGATGATGCTGAAATCAACATGGAAAGCTGGCTCGCGGCTAAGGTTGCAGACAAGTTTGCACGCACTGAAGCTGTTGCGTTCATCACTGGCGACGGTGTTGAAAAGCCACGCGGCTTCTTGGATTACACAGACGGCACCACACTGCCCGGCACGATTGAGCAGTTTGATACTGGCGTAAATGGCGCATTTGCGGCTGCTCCAAACGGCGGAAATGTTCTGATTGATGCGCTTTATGGTTTGAAAGCCCAGTACCGTGCAAACGCTACTTGGTTCATGAACCGTGGCACAACAAAGTTGGTCCGCGAGATGAGGGATAGTGACGGTGCTTACCTTTGGTCACCGGGTATTGCGGCTGGTCAGCCTGCGTCACTGATGGGCTATCCCATCGCGGCGTTTGAGGACATGCCAGATCCGGCAACGGGTTCTTTGTCCTTGGCTGTTGGCGACATGCGCGCAGCCTACCAGATCGTTGACCGCATCGGCATCCGCACACTGCGCGATCCGTTTAGCGCGAAGCCTTACGTTCAGTTCTACACTACAAAGCGTGTTGGTGGCGATGTCGTGAACTTCGAAGCGATCAAGCTGATCAACTTCAAAGCCTAAAAAATAGGGGGGCGGTGATTCCTGCCGCCTCCCTTTCTGAAACGCATTACAAGGAGTAAATCAAATGCGTGATAATATCTCAAACGTCCAATATGTGAACCTCGGTTCGCTAACACTTAGCGGTGTTACGCCGGGTCTGTCTGGCTATCTGGACACTAAGGGCTTCGACGCCGCGTCAATCATGGTCGTCAATGGCACGATCACAGACGCCGGAACTGCTTCGGGCTTTACGGTCACGTTGCAGGAAAGCGCAGACACAACTGCTGCGGCTGCTGTTACGGCAACTGAAACAGTTAACGGCGGCACGGTCACTGTTACGTCAGACACCGCTGATAATGTCGTTGCTGGCGCTGTTGGTTACAACGGTTCCGCGCGCTATATCGGCGTGACGGTAACGGGTACAACTGGCACAGATGCTGTTATTACCTTGGTTGGCGTTCTTGGCAAGCCACACCTTGCCCCGACAACTGTTGCGGGCGCTGTTGTTGCGCGTACCTAAGTTTCAAAGCGGGCCGCTGCGGTGGCCCGTCATCAAGCATAGGGGAATATCACCATGAAGAAAGCAAAGATCACAAAAAAGGGCGGTTACAAATGCGCGCCTTCCGGTCACACTGTTATCACGGTTCCTTTTGGGACGGTGGTTGATGGTCAGATTGCAGAGTGGGCCTTGGCTGATAAGGCTGCGTCTGCTATGTTCGATCCAGTTGCAGATCGCAAAGTGATCGTGCCTGCCGAGACAAAGGCCAAGCGTAAAGGCAGGAAATAATGGCAATTCGTCCACCTAGAGACCTTTATCAATATCGCGGACACAAGCGCACGGTTGCACCAGCGACCGAGCCTGTAACTGCGGCAGAGTTGCGGTCGTACCTTGTGGAAAGCGCAACGGGCCTGCCAGACGCAGAGGCTAACGCTTTGGTGGCAGAGGCTCGCGAGATGATAGAGGAGGCCACAGGGCTGGCCTTAATCACGCAGACATGGCAGCTTGCGCTAGACCATTGGCCCGCACAGCAAGCGGAGTGGTGGGACGGTATCCGGCAAGGGTCTATGGCTGACCTGTACGGCGGTCACGGCGATCTTTGTTTGCCGCGATACCCGTTGCAGACATTATCTAGCGTCAAGGTTTACGACGAGGCCAGCACTGAATCCACTGCGGGCGACATCTTTGACGTTGACACATTCCGCAAGCCGGGGCGCATCACGCTAAAGGTCGGATCAACATGGCCGATTGCATTGCGCGCAAACAACGCGATCATTGTTGAATACGTTGCCGGGTATGGCGACGCGGCGGACGTTCCCGCATCACTCAAGCGCGCGGTTAAGCAGATTGCCGCCTACCTATACAGTCACAAGGGCGATGATTGCGTGCCGGACAATGCACTGGCGCAGGCTAAGTCGCTGCTGTCCGGTTATTGGGTGGCGCATATCTGATGCAAACGCAGCGTGTTGAAATAACGGATGCGGCATGGGTTGAGATTACGCAAGGGTCGCCAATCATTCTCGCAGAGGGTGGCGTTAGCGGATCGTTTCTTGTTCATTTTTCAAACGTCAGTACGCAGCCAGAAATTGACGCACCAGCGCATAGGGTGCAGACGTTCCAAGCGCCTTTGGACTTCACGCAATACAGTTTAACGGCTGGTCAGCGCGTTTGGGTGCGGTCGCAATCTAGGGGCGCGTTTATCGTGGTCACACGCGAGGTGGTGGTATATGTTTTATACATTCCGTCTGGTAGTGACAGATACATCACATCAAACGGGTTAACATACAAAGTGCAGGAGACTTAGCATGGCTGATTACAGCGGCGCATACACAGGGCCACAGATTGACGCGGGCATTGCCTTGGCGCAAACGTCGCTGCAAACGGTTGACACCGGATGGGGAGACTATGTTGACACGGTTTACACCAGCGGGTCGCCGTTTCTTGTTTCGGCTGACACTGACACTGTTTTGCCTAACAACAAAGGCACGGTAATTGAAACGCAAAAGCCCGCTGATGTGACGACATTTTACGACGGCGCGCAAATAACAGGCCGCAACGGTGACAGCATCCTTGCCACGATTGATGCTGTTCTCTTGCCGACGGGTGCCGGAACGACATTTGTTGAATTGTGGTTTGATATTGGCGGCGGTATTGGGCCGCTCTATAAACGAATTATCAGCTTTCCAAAGGGAGTTGGGGTGGAGCGGCCTTTGAATTATACGACTGCGGCCTATACGCTGAACACATGGGAAGCCAACGGGGCGACTGTTTACCTGCGGGCAAACGGGCCTTTGAGCGTTTACGACATTCGCTATGTTATCACACGCACACACAAGGCGCGATGATATGAAGTGCTGCGACATCACAGTGGGCCAACTTCAAGAGCCTGTGACATTCCAACGCAAGACGCGCACGACTGACGGGGCTGGTGGGTTCACAACATCATGGCCGACGATTACAGGCACGCCAACGCGCGCGCGGGCAAGGTTCGCATCAGGTGGCGAGCGGTATGCATCGGAGCGGGTTGAGGCGCGCGTATCGGTCAAGATCGTGGTGCGGTATTTTGCGGGGTTGCTTGAGGCGGATCGTGTCGAGATACGCGGGCGGGCTTACAATATCCGGTTTATCAATAACATTGAGTTTGCCGACAAGTGGCTGGAGATCAGCTTGGACGGCGGGGCTGCAACGTGACAATCAGCGTCACCTTAGAGGGCGCTGACGAATTGGCGGCGGCACTAAAGAAGATCGGCAAGCAATCCGGCCCAGCAACCACTAAGATTGCAAACGCGACGGCTGTTGAGTTGCAGGGTAACATCAAGAAGCGTATTTTGCGGGGGCCAAATACAGGGCGCACATATAAACGCGGCACCATCAGTCACACGGCATCGTCACCGGGCCAAGCGCCAGCAACTGACACAGGTCGCCTTGTGGGTTCGGTCTATTTTGACAGCGCGCGCGGGTCATTCGGTGCGGCTGTTGCGACGGTCGGCAGCAAACTTGCCTATGCGTTGCACCTTGAATATGGTACACGGAACATGAAGCCGCGCCCTGTTTGGGAGCCTGAAGCGAAAAAAGCACAGGTCAAATTCATCAAGCGCATCAACGCATATCTTGAAAGGGCAACCAAATGAACAGCGCAGCACTGCACCAAGCGATCTATACACGCCTTGCCGGGTTCACTGCCCTGACGTCTAAACTGTCATCGCTAGGCGTCATGTCGCGCGTGCCACAGCCTGACGATGCGGGCGATGCGGCGGACTTCCCTTATGTGACGTTCCAAGTCAGCGGCCTTAACCAGTGGGACACGCAAACGACGGACGGCATCACGGCATCATTGCAGGTTGATGTGTGGTCGCGGTCGCAATCAGATCTGCAATTCAAAGCAATTCTTGACAGCGTTTATGACTGCCTTCACCGATTTGATTTGGTTATCAGTGGGGCCAATACGGTCAACTGTTTATTCGAAAGCGGTGGCGAGTTTGACGATCCAGACGGCGTTACGGTTCATGGGTTCGCCACGTTTGGCATTACGTTTGACGGCATCTAGTAATCAATCCAGCCATGTGCTATAACAAGCGCAGGTTAACCTAACAAAGCTCGCATGATTGCGCGCCAAGCCCTTAGAAGGACACGACATGGCAAAGACAGCAGGACGTTTATTCTTTATCAAGAAAGCAACCACTACTATCGGCGGGTTGCGCAACGTCGGAATGACCGTAAACGGTTCTCCTATCAATATTGAGGATCAGTTGGACCTTGGGTTCCAGACGTTGCTCGGTGGGACAATGACTGGCCGTTCTGTTGAGTTTACAGGCGATGGGCTTGAAACAGATCAGGTTTTTCGTGACGTTGCATTGGCGACCACATCAACTGGCCAATTCATGACGGACATTACTGTAGAACTTCCAAATGGCGACGCAGTTAGCGGTGATTTTTTCCTTGCAAGCTATTCGGAAACTGGCGCTTACGAAGACGCGCAGACGTTCCAATTTTCACTGACAAGCGATGGAGCGTGGACCTACACGCCTGCGGTTTAATCCATGCAAGGCTTTGACGATGTAACTCTAGGTTGGAGGGGGGGCGAATTCATCGTCCCCGCCAACAAAATGCTTATGCTTGTTTGCAAGATTGAAGATGCTTTGGCGGGCGATAGTGGCGAGCAGGCATTGACTGTTCTTATGCGTCGCCAAGGTCCACCACAAGCACGACTTGCACAGGCATACGGGGCCGCGCTGCGCTATGCTGGCGCTGTTGTTTCTGACGATGATGTCTATCTATCTCTGCAATCTGAATTGTCCACGGGCAGCGCAGAAGGCATTGCCGCAATTCAATCCGCTGTCATCAATTTGATTGCTATCGTTTCGCCCCCATTGGGGAGCGTATTGCTTGCCGCTGGTGAAAAAAAAAGCGAAGCGGTGACGCCGAAGAAGAAGCCGAAGGCGGAATAGTTCGCATGTTGCATCGACTTGTCGTCGGTGGAAAAATGGTAACCGCTTTCGAGTTCTGGCAAATGACGCCGGGGCAGGTTTGGTGGTTGGTTGAGGACATGATGCCGCAAAGCGTTATTCAAAAGCCGAAAGAATTAAAGCAGCTTTATGACGAAGTAAAAGCACGTCAGGCTAAAGAGAAAGCGGCGCAAGATGACTAAAGACATTAAGGTAAAGTTATCAGTTGACGGGCAGCCATTACAGCAAGGCATGAATAAGGCGGGAAGGTCTGTCGATGACTTTTCCAAAAAGACAAAACAGATGTCCATCAACGTCGCCAAGGCTGGCGCGGCTGTTGTGGTCGCCGTTGCTGCTATTGGCGCAAGCGTTCTTAAAATGGCAAGCGAGGCTGCGGCGGCTGGCGTTGAAATCAAGAACCTATCAGCGCAGGCGGGTATAAGTACAACCGACTTTCAGAAAATGGCAGCGGCAACGCGCACGGTCGGGTTTGAACAGGAAAAACTAAGCGACATTCTGAAGGACGTTAACGACAAGTTTGGTGACTTCCAAGCGACGGGCGCGGGTCCGCTTGCTGACTTCTTCGAGAACATAGCACCAAAAATCGGCGTGACTGCTAATATGTTTGCCAAGCTATCAGGGCCAGACGCGTTACAGCTTTATGTTTCGTCCCTTGAAAAGGCTGGCGTATCGCAAAAAGAAATGACGTTCTATATGGAGGCGCTGGCATCTGACGCCACACGCCTTATTCCGCTGTTGCAAAACAACGGTCAGGAAATGGCGCGACTTGGCGACGAGGCGGAGCGGACTGGCCGCATTCTTAGTGATGAAACAATTGCGGGCGCGGTTGAGTTAGATCGCGAATTGGCAGCGCTTGCTAACACGTTGAAGACCAAGGCCACAACGGCGATTGTTGAATACAAGGACGAAATAATTGAAGTTGTTGACTTCATAACAAACAAACTAATCCCAGCAATGGGCAGCACGTTTGAGAGCGCCGTGGCATTCGCGCAAGACATTGGCATAGCGGTGCAGGCGCTAAAGGTGTTTTTAAAAACAGCCAATCAAATCGCTGGCCTTGCAGACCTAGACATCCAAGCACCGGGCGGCGGAGAAGGCGGCAGCGGTGGTGAAGGTTTAAATGAGGGAAATCTGACAGCGGCGGGCCGCACAGCTTTGGGATTGCCGCCACTTGCCCCAGTGCAGCCTACCCCACCGCTTTCGCTTGATATATCCGGCGGTGGTGGCGGCGGTGGCGGAGGTGGTGTTGGAGACTGGACAGGCGGTAAAGGTGGCAGTAGCAAGCGCGCATCACTTGGCCTGACTGACGATGACTTTGAGGCGTTAGAGGCGGCATTCGCAACTGAAAGCGAGATTATCGCAAACGCGCAGGCTGAACAACTCGCAGAATTGCAGGCGTTTAGGGACGCTGGCATCGGCGCAGAAGAAGAATATAACGACTTAGAAAAACGCATAAAGGAAAGGCATAACGCAGACATGGCGGCTCTTGACCGCGCTGCGATGCAATCCAAGCTTTCCGCCTTTAGTGGAATGTTTGGCGATCTTTCAACGCTTATGCAGTCGGAAAATAAAAAGCTTTTTGAAATCGGCAAGGCTGCGGCAATCGCAGAGGCTGTCGTGAGCGGCATTAATTCGGCCATAACTGCTTGGGAAAAAGGCATGTCTGTTGCTGGTCCACCCGGAGCGGTTGCATTCGCTGCGGCGTCTGTTGCCAAAACGGGCGCGATGATAGGCCAACTGCGGAGCGCGCAATCCAGCGGCGGCGGCGGAGGGGCTGTTGCATCTGGTGGCGGGCAACCTGTTATCGCGTCTCAAGGCGGAGGCGGCGGCGGCGGCGGCGGCGGTGCTGCTGCGGAACAAGCGCAACGGGCAAGTGTTAACCTGACGTTGATTGGCGATCAAGGGTTCACGCGCGCGCAGGTGGTGCAGGTTGCCGAGGCATTGAATGAAGCGGGCGGAGATGGTACAAGATTGATAGACATTAGGGGCCGCAGATGACTGTAGAAATCGAAGCAGGCTATACGCTAACAGACGGCAACAACGCGCGCATCATGCACGATGGGGTTGTATTGCCGTTTACAGTGGTTGACGCCAACACGACCGACGTTGACAGCGCATCATTTGCAGACGCCAATATCATCAACGGATTGACGGTTGATAGGTACAAGCCGAATGCAACTACATGGACGATTGAAATCGCATTGACTGGTGGTTCTGCTGGCGTGTCTGCAATTGCAATCGGTTCTGACGATCTATTCACAAGCGGCCAAACGGTTTCTGTGCAGTACGATGACACAGGCTTTGTCACGATTGACAGCGCAACGCCAACTGACAATGGGCCTGTTTTATTTCTGTTTGACACAAAGACGAGCGCCACGTTTCGGATCACAGGAACGGGAACAGCCAAGCCAACAATTTACAACGTGATGATCGGCAACCCGCTCGTCATGCAACGGTCATTTTATGGCGGCTATACCCCGGCACGCATGAACCGAGGCACGGAGGTTGTCGGCAATCTATCGCGCACGGGCGAATTGCTTGGACGTAGCATCAAGCGCACTGTGCTGTCCGCTGCGTACCAATGGAACAACCTGACATATGATTGGGTGCGGGCGAACCTAGACGGCACTGGCGGGCTTATTCAGAGCCTCGAGACAAAGACCGCTTATGTGGCTTGGCGTCCTGCTGTTGTCGGTGATGTTGACTATTTGATGCGGGCGTCCGTCACACCACCAAATGCGCAAGGCATGGTTGATCTTTGGACGTTCGGCGTATCGGGCGAGGTTCACAGCTATGAGTGAGAATGAACTAGGCCGCGAACCTGTTGAAGTTGTCGAAATCGTTGTGCCAAAGTGCGCTAACGTGTTCGGGTCAGCGCCATGCACTGCAACGGGAACGGGCGACGCCAAGTGTTTCAACACGCGCGCAACATGTCGCAGCATTCCAGACTTCCAAGCTAGGCCATTGGCGCACCTGACGCCTGACCTTGTGGCAATCCAAGGCGACGCCATTGCAAGCGGTGACATTGACAGGTCTGTTGATGTTTTGTTTGAGGCTAAAGTGACATTCGGCGCAAACGCAACAGGAACGATCTGGGATCAGGGCGGATCCGGTGTTGGCGCTTATCTGGGCATTACAGGCACAGACCTTGTTTGGCGCGCTGGCGATGGTAGCGTTGCAACAGGGGCAAGCACTGGCAAGATCACAGCCGCGCTGACGGGCTTTGCGGGTCGCACGGTTGTTTTGATTGCGGGCGTGGAATTATCGACAGGCACGGTTTATCTTTGGGAATTTGACCCGATTGAACTGGTGTTGACCAAGATCGGCGATGATAGTTTCACGGCTGGCGCGACTTGGGCAGATACCGACGCGGGCGCAATTGGCTTGAACGGCGGGTCGAGCATTCCCGTTGGCGAGGACGGCGGGACATTCACGGGCCGGATTGAAAGCGTGCGGTTCTTTGAGGCGCAAACATCCGCAGACATTATTGAAACGCCAGACGCATTTCGCCAGCGGTATTTCTTTGACGATGGTCGTAAGGCCAAGCCAAGCGATGACATCTATCGACTGCCCGCGTTGACGGGTACAAATACTGTTGGCACGCGGTTGAATATCACGGGCGCAGATGGGCGGTATGAGCCGCTTGGGCGGCGGGCGTTTATGTCTTTGTCAATTGGGGACTTCGCGCACACTGACTTTATATTTGACCCGTATCTGTCTGGGCGCACGTATGACCCACTGACGCGCGGGACGTTCTGGCCTAAGTTTCAAGTGCGCAACAAGTACGGCAAGACACGGGCGATTGTGCGGCGTTATACTGGCTACGATGGGCAGGCGTTGTCTGCCATGCAACGGCAATCATATGTGCTGGATAAAGTTGCATTAGGCCGTGATCAGGTTAGCATTCAATGCCGCGATTTTTTGTCATTGACAGAGTTCCGCAAAACGCAGGTTCCGGCGCAATCAAGCGGCGCTTTGGATGTTGCGCTGACAGACGTTGCCACATCGTTATTCATTGCAGGGGACGTAACAAACGATTACCCGGCAACAGGCACGTTGCGGATCGGTGACGAGTTGATGACGTACACGGGCCGCTCATATGATGGCGTGGACGATCAAACGGACTTCACAGGGCTAACACGCGGGACTGATGGTAGCACGGCTGACGAGCATGATGTTGACGAGGTTGTCCAGATTTGTCGCAGGTACACGGGCGCGCGTATTGACGATGTGCTTAAAGAATTGCTAGTAACTGACGCGGAAATTCCAGCGCAGTTAATCAACCTTGCCAGGTTTACATCCGTCTATGATGACGACCTGAATGCATACACATTGACAACGGTTATCAGCGAGCCAACGGGCGCGGATCAGCTTATCGGTGAAATGGCTGAAGATTGCGCGTTCTATATCTGGTGGGACGAGCGGACGCAAAAGGTTGACATGCAGGCAATCAAGCCATTGTCCGGCGTTGATTACGCACTGACGCAAGAAAACAACATCATTGGCAACAGCTTTTCATTGATGGAGCGGCCAGACGAACGCCTGACAACTGTCACGATGTCTTACAATCCGCGCGACTTTGCTGGCGATCTTGGCAAGCCCACAAACTTCAAGAACGCGGTTTTGATTAGCAATGCAAACGCAAGCGATCCTGACCAGTATGGCAAGTTGCCACAGACGCGGGAGTTGTTTTCGCGGTGGTTGACCACAAACGCGCAGATAACGCAGACAGCCGCACGCCTAAGCAACCGTTATGTTGAAGTTCCGCTATATGCTGAAATGCTAGTTGACGCCAAAGACCGAGCAATTTGGGTTGGGTCATTCGTGACCATATCGCATGATTATCTAGTGACGGACTTGGGCGCTATTGATGCATCGCGGCGGTGGGTTGTGGTTGAGGCTGAAGAAGTTGAGGCTGGACACACGCAGAAAATCACGGTGACAGACATCACAGCAGACGGTTAGATCTACGTTATCACTGAAAACGGCATAGGCGATTACACGCCAGCGTTGTTTAGTTTGGGAAATGCGTTTATAACTGACAACAGCGGGTTAAATTCAGATGGCACAACAGGAGCGACGATAGCATAATGGCAGATTGGACAGATATTGCAAATACGCAGGTTGATCCGGGTTCACCCGTTGATACTGCGCTTATGACGGCGCTTAGGGATAACCCTACAGCTATTGCAGATGGGGCTGTTGGTGCGCCTCGTACAGGCCTGACACTAATAAATACAACCGTCATCACAGGAAGCCCTACTGTCGTTGACTTTACTGCGTTTGACGCCACGCTTTATGCATCTTACATATTCATGCTTGAGGATGTCAAAATTCCTACTAGCAGTGCGGATTTGTGGTTGAGGTCGTCAAGCGATGGGGGAGTGACTTTTGACAACGGCGTTAGTGATTACTCTATTTTCGGACCGTCGGCAGGTGACGGCACTGATATCCCAGCGGCCCAAGTTATTATGGTGTCTGGTGCGGAGGACGACTATGGGGTGTTAGGCAAGGTGGAGGTGATTGGGGCAGGCAATTCATCAGCTCGCACGGCATTTTGGGGATACGCTATTGGGACTTCGGGTTCCGTTGGTGGCGGTGTTTTTGGTGCGGAAAGAGGTGACTTTATCGCGGTCAGGGGCGAAAGCGCCGTTGTGGATGCTGTTCGCTTTCAATGGGATGGTGGTGATACGTTCGCCGCTGGAACTATTCGTATGTACGGGATGAAGGTATGAAAAAGCTAGTCAACGGTGAACTGGTCGATATGACCCAAGATGAAATTGACGCAATTCCGTCGCCTAAGACAGAAGCCGAACTCATGGTCGCCGAGCGAACCGCCATGACATGCACACCGTTGCAGGGTGTATTGACCCTTGGCGAAACGGAATGGGGTAAGGTACTAGCCTACCGTGACACGTATGCGACATGGGCGGAAAAGGTCATCATTGACAGCGCCTTGGATTGGAGACGCCTAAGTGAGAACATCGCATTTTTCGGATACCTTTTGGGTTACACCGACGAACAAACGGACGACCTATTCCGCGCGGCAATGCAGGTGAACGTCTGATGAACACACGACTGAAAATGATCGGTAGTGCATTGTCACAGATTGGCAATGTGTTGACTGCGTTTGACTTGGACAACACCGGGCCGAATGAAAGCATTAGCGCCCGAATGCATCGGCAAGGACACAAGCGGCGTGCGGCTATCATCGACGCAGTGTTTCGGCTATTCGGTCAGCGCAATCATTGCGAGGGCGCGCACCTTGCTGATGTGCGTGATGCGCGGGCATTATTATTGGAAGTGGACGGGTAATTGACACAACGACCAAATACAGCGGTAGAACTTGCGGCAATGCGGGCAACGCTTGAGGCTAAGATGAGGGCCGATGATCGAGACCGCATTGAGGCGAAAGAGCAACGCGACGCCATGTCAAAAGATATCGCCGCTATCAGGTCAAACGCATCAAGCATTGATCATCGCGTGACGAATATCGAAAGCGACATGGCAAAGGTCAAGCCAGTTATCGCGCGGGTAAATGGGTGGCAGTCAATGGTTATGGGCGCGATGATTGTATTTGGTATGATTGGTGGTATGGTAACGGTGTTTTGGGATGCCGTGCGCGAAAAGGCATTCAGCTATTTTACGGGGACTTGAATGAAACGGATCATAATTCACTGGACAGCCGGAACGCATAAACCAAGCGCTACCGACAAAATGCATTATCACTATATTGTCGATGGGATTGGCAATGTGGTGAACGGCGACATGAAGCCAGAGGACAATCTAAGCACATCGACGGCATATGCGGCTCACACACGCGGCATGAACACGGGCAGCATCGGGGTTGCGTTTGCAGCCATGCATGGGGCCAAAGAGCGGCCATTCAGCGCTGGCAAGTATCCCGTCACGGATAAGCAGGTCAAGGCTATGGTGCGGCTTGTATCTGACATGTGCGAGAAATACGGCATTCCGGTGACGCCGCAAGCCGTGCTGACACATGCCGAGGTTCAAGGCACGCTGGGCGTTACGCAGCGGGGCAAGTGGGATGTAAACTGGTTGCCGGGCATGGATCGTGTCGGGTTGCCAAGTCAAACAGGCGACTTGTTGCGACAAAAGGTGCGCGACTATCGACGGAAGCCGCCAACATCGGCAACCAACATCGGCAATGCAAACCCGTGGACTGCGTTTATTGCCGCTATTTTGAGGATGTTTAAGAAATGATTGCCCCATTCGCACGTATCATTGCGCGATACATATCAGGCGCGCTTGTCACTTACGGGATGCTTACTGCACCGGACGCCGCGCAATTAAATCCTGACATTGTGCTGATCGTTGGCGCTGTTCTTGGCGCTGGCGTTGAGGTCGCTTATACCTATGCAAAGCGCGTGGGGTGGACGACGTGATCCGCGCATACATCACAGCATTTATCGCGGGCTTGCTTTCTATCGCGGGAGTTGTATTGTATCGCAAGGGACAAAAGGATGCTGACAATGAGAACCAACTCCAAGACCACAATGAATACGTCGAGACGCGCAAGCGGATTGATGGCGTTGACAATAGCGGCTCTGACGATGAGTGGCTGCGTGAGCGGGCCAAGCGCAAACGCGATTTGTGACGGCACGCAAGAATTATTAACAAACCATGCGGGCGGGCTTGCCACTGACGGCGGTCCGCAATCGCAACAAACAGGGCGCGCACTTATTGCCGCTATTGATGCCGGATGTGGTGACACCTGATGGGCGCACCAACAATCGCAAACAAAGCCATATCGGAATCGCAGCAACAAGCCTATGACGCCGTTCAAGAGCATGGATCAATTCGCGCGGCAGCTAGGGCGCTTGGTAAGAATTACAGCTCCATTCACCAAAGTTACAATCTAGCAAAGCAAAAGCTGGACCTTGATCCGGCAATCCAAGACAGCATGGCTGCGGTTGGCACGGGGCTTGTTCCATCAATCGCATGGGCTAAGACAAAGAACCCAGACGGCACAAGCTATTCGGTGCTGTTGAAACCAGCGCAGGCAGATCCCGAAACTATCGCAGCCGCAATTGACGAGGCCACAGATAGCGCCATAGATCGCATCAATGCCGCAACCCCTAATGCCCCTTCATTGATACGGCCTAAGCAATCTGACGGGGCTTTGTTCGGGGCGCTGTTCCTGTTTGATGCGCACCTTGGCCTTCAAATGCCGGGCTATGGCTTGGATGATGCCGTTGCGCGTTTAGTTAGCGGCGCGTTTGAAGCTATCGACGCAATGCCATCGGCGGGTTGCATTGCGATTATCAACGGCGGCGACTTCACGCACCAGAACGATGACAGCAACCAGACGCCGCAAAGCAAGCATCCATTGCCGATCAGCGCAAACTACACCGACACCACGGATGCGGCGACTGATGCACGGATTGCAATCATTGAACACGCTGCAAAGAAGTTTGACCGGGTGGAAACGAAAGACTTGATCGGCAATCATGATCCGGCAACCGCAAAGATCATTCGCGCGGCATTGCGTCAAAGATACCGGGACAGCGATGGTGTTGATGTTGACCTGATCGGGATTAACCATTGGCGGCGCGTATTTGGTAAGAACTTATTGACCGCGCATCATGGCGACATTCGCCGGGCAATGAAGGATATGGCACTGGCGATCTGTCAGAAATACCGAGTTGAGCGTGGCGTGACGCGCTTTCACGAGCATCACACGGGACACTTGCACCACATTAAAGAGACGCGCATGGATGTCGGTGGGGTTCACTTCTGCCAACACGCTGCAATCAGCCGCAAGAGCAATTATGATGAAGATAACGTATATGAAAGCGACAGCATTTTGCAGGGTATTACATACCACGAGCGCGGCGGTCGGAAATCAACAATTGAGGTACATTTAGAATGAACACACGCACACGCACGCTTGAGACAGCATCGGCGCTAATCAACGGCGACCGCGAAAATGACTATGGCACGCCGCAAGAAAACTTTGCAAACATTGCAGAGCGATGGTCGCAGACAGTGGGTCGCAAATTGAAGGCGTGGGAGGTGGCCTTGATGATGGCAGACCTTAAACTTGCGCGCATGGCTACGGTGGGCAATCCAAAACCTGACAGCATGATTGACGCGGCTGGATACATCGCGCTTGCTGCGGAGTTGTCAGAATGACCACGGCCCGCAAGACGGATCACGGGCTAGTTTTATGCAGCGAGGGGCAAACGCTATTTATCCCGCGTGATGACTTGCCGCATATATTACTAGCTGGCGCTGAATTATTGCAGGAACAGTCTAAAAGTGCTAACGTGGCACAAACGACATTGAGGAAGTGTCGGGCTACTTCACATACACATTCCAACATGACGATTGGTTCCTAGAGGTCGGTGGTGTGACTGGATACAAGCGGGCTGACGTGCTGCCCTATGGTCGCGCCGGGTACAACGTCAATGACAACGTTTCTTTGTTCGTGGCTCCATCCGTACACGCTGACGGGTCAAACCTATCGTCTGTTTTTGGTGTTGAGTTCAAATTTTAATTTCGCCAACACAACAAACGAAAGCCCCGCCAGTGTTGTGCTGCGCGGGGCTTTTTATGTTTGGACGGTCCTTCTATGCGTTGTCGTATGTGGCCGCGAAAATGTCAGGCTTGCATGGGTAAAACTCACCCTTCACGCCCTTGATAATCATGTCGCCATACTCGGCAAGCATGTCACCTTCGAGTGTGGCGATCACACAGCCGTCATTACTTTGGCTTCCGCCGCACCATTCTGCGACCTGCTCGGCCTCTAGCCCGTTGCGCGTATATTCGCGGGCTTCAATAACTACGGGTTTTTTTCTAAACATTGGCATTAGTGATGGTCCTTTACTGAGTAGGCTTCATGGCATTCAATCCGGCCATGAAGTGTTCATTGATTTGGCGGCAATTCAGTCCGACATTGCGGCGCACAATCATGCCCGCCAATGCGTCGTCCAAGGTCATCCAGCTTTCGTGGCAATCTTTGCCGTCGATGTATCCGTGATAGTGGATCACATCGGTATCGTTGAAGCCCATACCCCTGTTACTTTCAAACTTCTCAGGGTGAAACGCGCGGACAATGTACGGACCGATTTCCATAATTTCGATCACAAGTCCCCAAGGAAAGGGCTTTCTTAAATCTTCCGGTACTGCGGCCATATCATCGGTCCTTTTGTATCTGCTATTTTAATTTCTATACGTTACATATAG